CCCCTTTCATCCCACCTGCATTTTCAAATTAGGGTAGCTTTACGCCGACATTTGTTGGGAACCCAAAATATGAAAAGACACTAATTATTTTCATCTGAGGAAACTTATTACTCTCAGATCCAGAGGGCATTTGTGTCTGCCATGGCATTTATATTTAACGACCGTAGGAGTCGGTCGGCCACAATGTTTAAGGACCTTTTGCTTGGTCCATACCCTTCTCGGGTATTACGCACTTGCGTCATACAACAAGGTGGGACGCATGAAATTAATCATGATGTCAATCCTATATGTATAATCAGTATACTGTCCTGACTGCGGAAATATGTAATTTGACTCTGTGTTTGTCAACCAGAGATACATATTTTTGTGGGCGTAAGGTGAATAGATTCCATCATTTGCAGTGCTGTAGGCTATAAATGTTTCATATAGCCCCGCACTTACGCCGGAGTTGTAGTATACCGTCCCGCCACCAACTGCAGTGGCATTCATTTCACTTATTGCTACTGTGCCGATAGAAGCCATAGCTCCACGGTCTTCGTCAAAGGTAAAAGAATATGTTCCGGGGTCCGGCCCAAGGTAATTGCCCAAGGACCATCTAATCGAAACGCAATAAACACCTGAATAGTCCGTGCTGATTGCCAACGCATAGTTGGGACCGTCAGCAATTAGGCTCGCGCTCATATGATATTGCCAGTTGTACCCAAGAACTGTGTCACCTAGGATATTGTTTTCCTGTATTAGACATCTTGTTCTCAAACTCATTGATGGGTAGATAGTTGTAGTTGCTGGAGGAACGGTTGGTACCTAAGTATTACAACTTGAGTTTATCTGGATAATTGTGAGACTCCCACCGGTTGGTGTGAGAGGGATTACTCCTCCGGAAAAAGTAATCACTGCGGATGGTGCACTTATAGTAAATGTCACCGCCATAACGAACTCAGCTGTCGTTCCAGGTAATAGACCGATAGCTGTAACGCTGCCCAGATAACCGCTCACAGCTGTACATCCTGACGTTGCAGTTATGTTTAGTGCAGTGCAAGCTGTTGATGCGCCATAAGCAACATAAACAACGAGAAAAGTTCCAGCGCCAATTGTTGCTGGGAACGTTATCGTGGTACCGGTTAACGTTGGTGTAAACGTATTGGCAGTACCTGCGGTACGAGAAGTACCAAGATACGCTGTCGTGATCGCCGGTGCGACCAAAACAAAATCCGCTTGTTGTTGGTTAAGTCCTAACAAACTACCATACAATTGTTCCTTATAAAAGGTTATATCGTAAGTGACCCACAGTTCGCCAATATTGACAGAAGTACCAGCTATGCCTGTTGTAGCAATTTGGAAATTGCCTAGGTCATACCACTGCTTATTATCAGTTGGGGTAGCTGTCGAACGCACTTTCAGCGTTTTGATTGGTCTTTCATCTTTAGCGCACTCTACTGGATGTAAAACGGACATTGAAGTTTTGCATGATACACAAAACTCAGAATTTTCCATTTCAACTTTCGAAGCATAAGACGGATCTGTGATGTCATAGTCTGTTGCCAAAATGACTGTGCCGAGTGCCTGTGTTGAACCGTTGTACTCTGCTGATGTCGATTTGAACGAATAGACCACACCATTTGGGCACCATTGGTCAAAATTTTGAGCAATGATGGAAAGCCAAGGAAATGATGTTGAAATACCCGGATTTATTGGGTAGCTCGTTAAATTGAACGTATTGGCACTTGAGGACGATGATATATCGCCTAAATACTCGCGATGAGTGACTCGCATGCCCCTTCCAACATTTGTAAATTGCGGTACTATTTCCCCGCCCATTGTTGAGGTAGATCTGGATGCTATGGTGTTGGATGATACTGTGTAATCACCCTGGCCACGAATTGTTCGTAGCACGCCTCGTGAGGAACCATATGGACCGCCTTTAGCGTGTTTAATTTGGCCATTCACCATATAACTTCCAGATCCCGAAATTGAGTTTATCTTCTTTTGGATTTGCTTGTCGATTTGCTCGGACACTTTACGTCCAATTATCGGTACATTTGGCACTAAGTCCTTTTGCAGGCCATTTAATGCTTTCCACCCTAACTTTTTGACAAACTTTGGAACTTTCTTACCCTCTGTTTGAACACTCACCTTGCGGCGAGTTTCTGTCTGAACCCTCTTGGTTGGGGATCCAGCTCTCTTCGCTGTTTTCCTCGGAATTCTCACACGCTTGACAAGCGGTGGTGGTGTTTGGAGTGCGGCGTCTTGCGCGCGCAACTCCTCTACATCTTGATTTTCCATGGCAGCTACTAAAAATGTTTACGACACTTACTATTATTAGACTTATTAACTCAATCGTTTTCGATTCTTTTACCTGGGAGCCCAGGCGTTAAGACACGGTCGTGGATCCTACGCCCTGTAAAGCGGCTGAGAGGCTTTCTAATAATATCTTCAACATTTCTTTATCGTGCTTATTTTGATTTATGAATACACATAACATTAGATTAGTTATTTTCTTCTGATTAACAAAATTAGCCCACACTTTAAATGGACTGGACATAGTTGCTACGCCATTCACAAACCTGTGTGAACAAAATTCAAAATTGCTTTTGCTTTGTTTACGATAGTACTTCAAATCGAAGCCCAATTCTTTGTAAGCCTGTTCAGCACCCTCCATATACTTCCCGAGACCATCATCACCCATTGCGATGGCCCAAGCTGTTTTGAGGTCAAGTCCAAGCCAAAGGCAGACTCTGAACACAAGGTAGACTTTAATTCTAGAATTGGTCGAAGCAGTAATTTTACCCCCACTCTTCTGTTTAAAGGGGAACTTGGGAACCCAAGTCATGCCGTCAGATGTAACCATTATCAAATTCAAGATTATGGCCATAGCACGTCGAACAAGAACATTAAATGCTGTTGCGCGTTTTATGCCATTGACGTAAACATGCTCTACTTGGCCTCCTTCAGAATCACGGGCGAGATTAATGCGGCAGGTGCCATCGACGTGAAAGGTGTACTGATTTTGTACCCAATCATAATGTCTGATGTCATCAACTGCCACATCGTCAGTCTCAACACTTGCGACAATCTTTTCGATTTGGTCGAAGGTATTAAGCCCGAATCCTGGTTTAGAGGGGCAGGTTTCCCAGTTGGCTGCCTCCATCTCATCTTGCGGTGAGAAGAGCAACCGATGGACTAATTGATCAGTTAGCCCAACACTATCGATAATTCGAGAGCGATCCTCCTCCAACTTTTCGATTTTGTGAAATTCACCTTTTATGAACTCTTTACAATAATCGCATAAATTGTTATCAAGATTATGCTCAGGACTTCCGGGTTGGATGAAAAACATACACATCAATCTCTTGAGGAATTGAAATTTTAACTCTGGGTAAAATTTCGCATACACATCAGTGTTGGTAGTGCAGCCAAGCATTATCCAGGGATAACCCGGACTACTTGTCATCTTAACTTCGGTCTCTAGTATTTTATCCACATCCTTCTCCCAAATGTGCAGATCATACCCCTCCGTGCCAGCCGGTGCTCTAGAAGTTGGATATTTTGGTAATAGAATTTTCAAAATTTCTTCTGTTGATTCAGTATCCAATACATTTAGATTAGCTTTCATCGATTGCTTCAAAATGGATCTAGTAGTCTTTTCAGAACTTAGATCAGGCATTCTCAAGGTCTCGAATTCAACGACTCCACGCTTTCTCGCTTCTGCCTTGAACCGGGTATACAAATAGGTCTCAACCTTAGGCTGTGCCTGGAAATTAATTACGGATAATTGTGGTCCAGCACGGTAGTTTGCTCGCTCGTAAAGGTCGGGGTATCTCGCTGCAGCAAAGTTCGCGGCTTGCTCGGCTGTGCGTTTGTATTGGAAGGTGCGTTCTCTGATCGTTGTGTCGATGCCTTGCGCCTTTCCGACCTCCTCGATTTGCTCGAGGAAGGTGTCTTCGTAAAAGGTGGCAGAAGCTCTACCGTATCCTGATCGTCCACTTGGGTGGAAGAAAATTGCTCTTCCGCAGCCAAATTCATTGTGTTGACATTCCGAGTTAAAGCATTTAATTTTCTTTCCTGCCTGTTCTGGTAATCTATCAACAGATTGAACCGTTGCACCAAGTCCTGGTTGAGGGCTTGGATTCGTCCCAAGGTGTTCGTGTTCGCATCCTCCACAGGTGTGATCATCTGTGTCGATTGTGGTGCTGTCTTTGTCTCCCGGGGCTGGCTGTCCCCATTCTGAAAAGTTACCTTCCTCACTTCGGTTTGGACTTTTGATTCCACTTCACCTAATTGTGTATCCCCAGATGGGGCGGCGACTGTGGTCTCAACGTCCTTAACGTAGCGGGCGGTAAGGCCTCTCTCCAGTTGTTTGTACTGCTCGTAAGTCAACTCTCGCTTTTCAGCGGCCTGCAACTCTCTCTGAAACTTCATCAGCGGATCTGCTGATTGCTGTACCTTAAGGATTGCAATTTCATCACGAATTTGTTTCGCTTTCTTCAAGCTGGCCAACTCTTGCTCGAGTTGGGAAACATCGCCATTGATTTCCATGGCCTTACGTAATTGCTTTTCCTCCCGCTCACGCTGCTGAACAGCAGCTAGCTGGGCATTGCGTTGACTAATATCACGAACTTTCCTTTCAGCTTCGAGTGTCTCTTGCTCTTTCTCGAGATCCGATGCTGCTTCAGCTAAGTCTTTAAGATTCAATACGTGCTCCGAATTTGAATCTTCGTCGATTGGTTGACCGACTACCTCAGCTGGTGCAAGTTTGACGACTTTCAAACTTTTGGGTTTTGGGGTCTGTTGTCTAACTTTAATTGCTTCTTCAATAGGTGTCAGGCCCATATTATTGGCACAAAAGTCAATGGTAGCCATTAACTCATCAAACTCCCTATCTTTATCGAGCAACTTTAAGCTTTGAATCTCTTCAAAGGTCAAATTTCGGTAATTGGTAAAGAAAGCCGCCATTGCGACGTGCATCTTATTCCACTTCCTCTTTGCTGCTCTAGCATCATTATACAACTTCATAACACGAGGTGTTGTGCCTTCTTTAAGCTCAGTTACGTTCGCATCATGCGTTAGGTTATCAAAAAGATCCCCTTGTCGCTGTGCCTCACTAAACAAATTCGGCAACATGCCCTGTACGGACGTATGCACCTCATTTCCTCCCAAACCCATTTGGTCAATTATCCTCTGTGAATACTTTCGGCTCGACTTATCTTCGCCTGGAACTTTCTTCTTAGCGGCTACATAACATGCGATAGCAAAAATTTGTGCATTTTGCTCAGCAATTGTGCCATCATGATCCTCCGGGTTAAACCTACCGTTTGCCCAGTCTTTCATGTCCTCGATGTCCAAACCAAGTGACGTCGTGCCATCCTCTTCGAAAACAGTAGCAATCTCTGCCATCTCTCGTCGAGTTCCCTCATTCTTCCCATACGAGAATTTCCCAGCATACAACATCTTACGAACTCCGAATACATTGTACTCGTGCTCGCGATAAGCTTTTTCAGCTTGTGCGTCGGCTAGTTCTTCCCGCTGGTCATCCTTGTTTTTCCACTTCTTTCCGCCCATAAACAGCGTACTAGTAGAATCAGTGCTGACCTCGATCTCAACTTTACGCTCAGGGTGATCTTTAAAATACTTCCAGATGTCTCCATCTGGGATCAACTCCTCCTGCGCTTCTTTGATTCGCTCCAATAAGTGACTAATTAAAATACAATAATTGACTCTTCCAACACGTCCTTCGCGGTCCGCGTTTCCAATGTGCATGGCTACAACTTTGTTTTTGTTTTCCATTGTCACAAGTGGACTACCAGATGACCCTGGCAGGGTTGAGCAATCATGATATACCAACATTGCATTGTATGGCACTTCTTGGGTGATTGGTCCGAATGATTTCTTCCACATATCTCTCTCTTGCCAGTAGATGTCCAATGGTCGCGTGTTTGAGTCGGTGACTTTCGCCTTCTCAACTCCAATCTTTGACCACATGCTTGTGGTCAAGAGAAACACTACAGTGTCAATATCAGTGTCAGCTGTTGTTGACGGATTCGAGGTAAAGATGAGTTTGCACTCTTTATCTTTTACCAAGTCCTTAAAATTCATCAGTTGACGTGACATTGACCCCATTATTTGAACATTTTCTGCATGATCGTACCACTCTAATTGATGTCGAGTGAAAACCAAGTAGTCTTCGACGCGAAATGCAGATCCGTTTTGCACATTGTCAACGAAGAACGTTAACTGGCATTTTGGACCGGCTGATGCATTCACAATCGGCACACCTGGTGTACGAATTTCCGGTGTAACACTTGTCTCTGGCGACGGAGAAATCTGCCGATTAGGTGTTACATACGTTATTCCAACGTTACTGGGTAAAATAACGCGGTAATGCAGTCCGCCAATTTCAAGTTTGACGAACACATCTTTTGTCTCTGGATCCCACTCAGCTTCCTCTGTGACAATATCACGAGGAATTTTGCGGTGGGCCACGATCAAGTATTCCAACCGTGCTAAATTGTAATTCCACTTTATCTTTTCAAATAATTGAGTGGCGGCTGTATTGAACAGCCAAAACAAGACAAACACGGAGCATGAGATTGGGATAAACACAAGTGTAAGTGTAATCCAAACCCAGACTGGACCCCAAGTATGTTGGGGCATGC